ACTTTGATCTGTAACACTTACTACATAACCAGATAGCTCAGGTTGGTCTATCTGCTTAATCCTGATTAGATTAGCCATTTAATAAAATTACACAGAATTATCGGCCTTCTGATAAGATCTTCTGTACGTCTTTAGATATTTTCTTTTGCTTGGTCTTTGCTTCTGATGGAGCTTGGTAAGCTGCTACATGCCTTTGGAACTCTCTCTCTAGTCTAGCAATTAGAATTTCATGATTATCAGTTGGGAGCATGCCAACCTTCATAGCGTGAGCATGGATGTCGCTCTTATTTAATGATCGAATATAAGATTTATAATCCTCAAAATCATTAGTGCCATATTTAGAAATTCCAGTGTCTCCCCAGATTTGATCTAAAGTAGTTGGTCTACCAGTTTCTTCTTTTGCGTCTATTTGGTTTAAATCTTTGAGCTTCGGTTTCTTAGCCATACAAAAATTATACTATAATAAACAAAATAAATCAAATAAAAAACCCGCCGGGTTTCCCCAGCGGGTTTTGTTTAAACCGAACTTATTATACGATGATGCCGGAAAGAGCGCGAGCATCGATACAGATGCGTCCCTCTTCCATTGATCCGTAGAATCCAGCCTTATCGCTTCTTTGTAGGAATTGATCGTCTGGTTGTACGTTGAATTGGCTACCAGTCTCAGAGGTAGTGGCAACAGCGCGGATTAGAGCGCCCTTGGTGTTATCAACGCCAACGAGGATTTGATAAGCAGAAGGATCGAAAGCTACACCGAGAGTAGAGGTCTCAGAGATGTAAGAATCGAAGAGGATGTTGTACTTCTTGGCAAGACCAAGCTCAATCAACTCAACGATGTTTACGCCATAGATCTCTTGCATACCGGCGTTACGATAGATCTCCTCTCTCATTCCGTCAGGAAGAGCGATGGCAGACTCAGTGCTGGTTGAAGAGCTACCGGCTGTTCTAACTCCACCAACAGTGTTTAGTGGGTTATAAGCAAAAGCGCGGATCTTCTCCTTGATCTCTGGAGAAACATATAGATCGGTCAAACCGGTGCTATATGGATCAGCAGGAGTACCACCAGCCCAAGACTCATTGATTCTCTTGACGCGAGTCATGAGCTTGTTGAGATCGTCGAGCTTGAATTGTCCAGCAGTTCCAGCAGCAATGTAGTGCTTGAGGGCAGACCCACCTTGAGGAGTAGTAGAGGCTTCACCAAGAGCCTTGAGCATTACGGCCCAAGCATTACGCTCTTGCTTAACCAAGACTTCTTGAGACATACGCTCAACCAACTTAGCGATAATGTCCAAGCGAGCTTGGCGAGCATATCTCTTGTTGATTGAAACAGCGCTGTCTAGACGATAGGTGGCGATCTTTAGCTCTTGGATAGCAGAAACGTCTTGTGAGGTTGGTAGACCACCAGCAAGAGTTTGCGACCAAACGCTAACGTATCCGTTGTTCAACTCTTGATAGTAAAGATCAAGAGGATAGCTTGGAGAGTCATTCTCGTCGAATGGAGCATCGGTATAGATTTGAGAAGCTGTACCAGCTTGCAAAATAACTCTTTGAATAACAGGTCCGAGGAAAGCGGCGAAAGCTTCTGAAGCTTCGGCAGCAACCAATCTGTTTTTAGAACCAAGAGCCTTGATTAGCTCTACTTGTTCAGGTGTATTTTTTAGTTTAATTCTCATGTTAATTCCTTTGTATTAGAGAGCCAATTTAACGAGGGTTTCGCCATTTGTATCAGCAGCTCCAAGGAACTTACCAATAGCAACGTTAAGAATGCCGCCGCTTCCGGTAGAGGCAGTGATTTGTCCGGTTCCACCAGCGTAGGCAGTGCCACCAGCGCTTGGGGTTCCGAGAACTCCTTGCATTAGGAAGATACCGCGAGTAACTACTGGAACAGCTTGTCCGGGAATTACAGCTTGCATCTCAGCAGCCTTACGAGGCTTGTACTTGAGTAGCTCGCCATTCTCGTCAACGTCTTTTACGTCATAGAGCATCATTCCAACTGGAGTCTCACCAGTGTTGGAGTATACCACCTTAGCAGTAACACCATAGCGTTGTGAAACAACATTGGTGGGTGATAGCGTTCCAGCGCTTCCGATGAACTCTAGTCCACCGCCAAGCTCAACGCCTGAATCGTAGTTTTTCCATCCGGTAGCGATCTTAACCAAAGTTCCTTTGGTAATGCTGATCGAACCAGCGGACAAACCGGTTGTGTCGTAAGAGAAAAGATTGAGAACGTCGTGCTCATCATAGTCTCTGAAAGGTCTTAGTTTATAAGCCATATTTTATCCTTGTGTTATTTGTTTTTATTTATCCAATTACGAACCCGTCGTAATTAAAAGCTTGTTTATACTTCTCGAAAAAAGTAGCTTCTGAAGCAGTGGAAGTAGCAGCCATTGCTGCTGTTTTCTTCTCTCCTTTTTCAGAGGCCTCATCGAGAACCTCAGAAGCGGTAGCGGAAGATTTAGCCTCTTCTTTCTTTTCTCCCTTTTCCATACCCTTCTTTTTATTCTTCATGAATACTGCCATCTTATTCTTGTAAGAGGCAAATGAATCATCATCTAGCCCAGCAATATCAGAAGCAATAACTTGTCTAGACTCGTCGTCTAAATCATACTCAGCGTCAAAAGCGCTCATTCTCTCATTGAATTGCTCATTAGCCAAAATCTTTTGCTTTTCAACTTCAGAAGCCTCTAGGGAAGCTTTAAGCGCGCGGATTTCTTTTTCGAGAGCTTCTTGACCAGCCAAGAGTGTGCCGTATTGCTCTTTAGCTGCTTCGAGTGCTTGTTCAACAGAAACTTTTTCAGCGGCGAATTTTTCGGAAGCTGATTTAAGCTCTTGCTCAATAAGATCAGAAATTTGAGAAGCTGTTGCTTGCTTCAAATTCTCATCTGTGATATCTTTGATGCTTTGAATTTTCATAACGTTATTGTTAATAATAGTATTTACATCTAATTTCTCAATTTTGGAAATATTTTCTTCTGATAGAGCTTCTTTTGCTTCTGCTTTTAGCGTAGCTACTCCTTTAACATCAGCGGCTGGGGTTTCAGTTAACCCAACTCCCAAAGGAACAACATTACCTATTACTTTTCTATAAATAGATTTCGTTTTGTCTAATTTTCCTGATCCACCAAATGCTCTAAGATTGCTTTTTATAGAATCTATTTCGCTTGCGTCAGAAATAAGAGCACCATCTTCTATGTTTTTAGACTCTCCATCAATCATTACAACACTATACTCATTAAAACCAAGCTCCCAGCTTGCACTTACTGATTGATATTTGTCGCTAGTAACATCGCTAGACTCTTCTATCTTATCAGCAAGATGAGGGTTAGCTATTTTCCAAATTACGCCGCCGAGGGTGATATTAAATGGCCCTTTCAAGTCTTTAACTTGTTCTTCTGTAAGCGAAGCGTCTGACCCAAACTCACTGAACCCGGCAGTTAAAATTACGCCAACAATTTTTTCTCTATTGTGTTCAATATTTATTGGCTTATTAATAAAATCTTTATAAGACGCAATGGCAGTCTCAGTATCAATTACGTCTCCATTTTTGTTTACTCTATTTACTACAGCAGCGTTAAAAGCCACAGGAAGTAGATCAACGTTCTTTTCTGTATCTATATTAGGGATAAAATTTCCTACTTCCATTAAAGAAGCTAATGCTAAATACTTGTCTTTCTCTTCAGAAACCAGTGGTTTAAGAATAGAACTAAATGTTGCAGTATAATTGTAATTCATAATCAAATTTCGTACCATTTTTCAGCGCCAGAATACTCTTCTAAATAAAGTTCATCTGCGTTTTCAAAATCAAAATCTCCGATAGACTCTACATCAATCATTGCTTGAGCCATGTCCTGATCTTCTGGCTCCCAAGAGTCTGACACATCTATAAAATTAGCAGAACCTTTTGCTACGTCTTGATCAGCTTTTCTATATGCATCTTTTACTTTGCCGCCAGACATCATTCTTAAAAACATATTAACTCTAGCCATGGCCCATTGGCCTCTTGTTTTGCCGGGTCTATGAGAAGAGCTAAAAGCTCCAGCTCCTCTTCTATAAACCTTCTTTAGCTGAGATAGAGTGACTTTTCTAGAATGCCTTGCGTTATGTTCTTTTACTTTATTTTTTAAAGCTTCAACAACTTTATTTGAAAAAGAAATTGCATCTGAACTTTTTTTTCCAGCAGATCCGGGATTGTTCTTTTCGGATCCTTTTTTCTTTTCAGACGGCAAAGCTGGAGTTTGAGACGAGCTTCTTGGCCCTGATCTTTTTGCCTCTATCTCTACATTTATTCCACTCGCCTTATTCCTAATAAACTCTGCTTCGGCAGACGAATTATTTCCGCCTATTAGACCGATGTCTTTCTTGGTGAAATCAACAAAAAAACCTGCCAATTCAGGGTTTCTGCTCTGATTTCCATTTTCTATTTCTAGATTCATTTTATATAACTATGAATATTACACTTTTTCTGAAGAAATTTGACTATGACTTAGTATAGCTGCTGAAAAAAGATCAACAGAATGCTCTTCTGCAATCTCTAGCAGTTTGTTTATTTTTTCCTGATTGTCTTGCTTGCCTTCGCAATAAGCCTTGATGGTGCAATCCCAATTTAACTTATCTTCATTAATTATAATATTTTGAGCCATTTTTTCTGCTATTGATTTTTGCTCAGTTGTTAAAGATTTTTTCTTGTGTTTCTTTTTGAGAAACTCCTCTACTTTAGAAGCTAGTATCTCATATTCTTTAAAAACGCTAGACACATTCTTCATTGAGTAAGAAGCTAAAGCTGGGGCTTTTTTACTTCCTCCGTTTGGAGATACATTTTTTGTTGACTGCGGAGACTTTGCTCCTTGAGGTCTTCCGGTATTTAATCCTCCAGCAGCACCAGCGCCGCTAGCGACCGGAGCGTAAAGGCCTTCCTCTTTAAGATCTTTAAATTTTCTTTGAGACTCTACAGACTCATCAAATATTGGCAGTCTTCCAGTCTCAATAGCTTGAATTCCCTCTTCAGGAGTAAGAACCCCAAGCTGAACTAATTGAGCAGAAACTCTTTGCCAAACAGAAGCATCTCTAATGTCTATTTCCTCAAAATGAGGAGTAGGAAAATTTTTGAAACCCATATTTTTGCAAAGTCTCTTAATCTCAGGGGCCAAAAAGTCATTTAAAAAGGCTTGACGACCTTGTTCTAGTCTTTGGAAGAAGATGTTTACTTTAATGCTAGTAGCAGAAAACTTTTCATCTCCAATTAGAATGTTATTTAGGCCTTGCTGAATGTCAGTGTTTACTACTTCATACTTTTTAGGATCAAGAATGTTAGCAATATCAGGAATAATGAATTGAGCCTTTGTGGTAAAGTCAGAAACGAGAACTTTTCCTACTGATTGATTTTGGAAAAGAGCTTGCATAGCTTCGATATTCTTTTGATTAATATTTAAAGCGCCGCTCTTCAATTCTGAGCCCATCGTAATTAATAGAACAGCTTGCTGAGTAGTTCTAGTTAATGCCATGTCCATCTTTTTCATTTCTTGCTTCCAGTTAATGTCTTCTAATACTGGAAAGCCCATTGGAACAGAGAATGGTTCGTAGTCTTGCTTCTTGTAAAACACAGCAGATACTTGCTTGGTGTCCAAAGGAATAGTTATATAAGCCCCTGCGCCTGAGTAAGTCTTTCTTTGGATCTTGAGACGATTTTCTTCAGTTAAACTTCTGAGAACTTCCTTATCTTCGTCTGTAGTTGGATTTCTTAGTCTTTGGAGTTCGTAATCAGTCAAAATCTTATAATAGTTTCCATTAACAAAAGAAATATTTCCTCCATATTGAATGTCTGCTGGATTCAATACCATGTATTTAGATGGAAGCTCTAAGGTACTAGAAGCCCCTAAAGATTCAGACCCAAAAACCTGAGTGATCTTTGCTATATCGTCTTGCTTTACTTTATAATCGAATCTATAAATAAAAACATTTCCAGACCTATAGTATTCTCTAAAAAACTTATCTACAAAGTTCTCAATATTAATTTTCTTGAATAAGGCTTCTAGGAAATCTCTAGACTTCTTGTTACCGCCAGTAAAATAAATTTTACTACAAGAAAACTCTGTCATTAGATCAATTACATTTCTGAAAGAAGAGAAATTATAATAAGCCTTTTGGCAAAGTATTACAGCATCTCTAACATTAAGAGCACTCTTGTTAGAAACATTGTTAGAATACTTGAAAGGCACTAGACCATAATCAATATTATGAAACCTATCTGTTCTTTCAATGTCGCCAGCCAAATTTCTACGCGCAGGTATGGGAGTATTCTCCCCAGCCGTAGCAGCATAGGCCGTCATCATTGGCTTAATTTCTTGTGTCTTAGGCTTTCTCATTTTTATAAAATCATTAAGTAATTTCCACTACGGAATAAGGTTCCAGAAGGAAGAGATCCCGTTTGGTTTTGGTTTGGCAGGCTGGGCAGCAGCACATATCCAGATATGCCGCTTAGAACTACCGACTTTCTACTAGAGTGACCCAATATTAAAGTATAATCATCAAAAAGCTCCAACATTGGCAACCCAGCAGAATCAGCGACCGCCCATAAAGAACTATTTGCTCCTGTTTCATAATAACTTACGAATGTTCCTGCGTTTCCTACCACAGAAGCGTAACCAGAGCTTGCAATTATCGATATAGAACTAGGGGTATTAATTCCACTTAGATTTATTCTCTGCGCAGAAATTGGAGAATTAAAAATCTTAGTTCCAGTAAAATTAAAGCCTGCTCCGCTAACAATATTATTGATAACAGTAGCATTTGAAGCAGCAGTAATTTGAGAATTTAGAACTCCAGATACAGTATCGGTATATGTTTTTAAATATCCACTAGCTGTATCAATTTTAGTATTTAAAATTCCACTAGCTCCAGTGATATTACTATTTAAATTACCACTAACAGAAATAATATACCCACTGAGAGCTGCGTCTACTGTTGTTAACGCCGCTCCAGAAGATTGGAGTCTAGTAGAGATTGCCCCGCTTACATTGTCTGTGTATAAATTGGCATTTATTCCTGTGCTCTGAATAGAATTGGCTAAAATACCAGATACATTATTTATCTTTGTGTCTAAAGTTCCAGTGGCAGAGTTAAGAGCGCTAGAGTCTAAAAAACCAGAAGGATTGTCTAATAATGGATAGTAATTCACGTCTCCAACTTCTATAAAGAAGCCGGAAAACTCAGTTTGATCCACCTGTTTCCTCCTGACTAAATTGGCCATACTATATAGAAATTACACTAAAACATCACAGGAGTAAATGTGAATTGATTATTTTCTACTGTTTGTTTCATTATATCGTTATAACATTTTACTCCCCAGTTAGCCAACATAAATGCAGAATAATTATCTTTTCTTGCTCTTGTAGCTGAAGAACCTCTCTTCAAATGCTGAGGCAAATCAAAATTTTGCATACCTCTAGAAGTGGTAGTATATTCTACTAGAGAGCATTGTTTTTTCGTCTGATAAATAAAGTCGTCTTGGTTTTCTATGAAATCTAAATTACTCCAGTCTTGCCTATCAGCAGAAAATATAAGCTCTCTTGGGATTTTAGTGTCTATAACTTGACTGAAAAACTTTTCATTAGAGCAGGTTCTAGATGCGAATAGAACTTTTTTGTAATCTATGCAAGCTTGTAAAAATTCATTGCCTTTCCTGATGAATCCAGAAGAGAACACTTGATTAAATGCTATCCTGTGTTCCGATAGATTATATTGAGCTCTAGCGCTTCTTAATTGTGCGTCGTACTCTGCCCCTTCAGCGTCCGCTGAGAATTCCAAAGCCTTCACATTTATTTTATTTTCTTTAAAAACATCAGATTGGTTGCAAGTGTCTAAAAATATATCTGCGCCTGCATTGTCGCTTACTATCATAACAACATTAAAGTAAGTCATTAGATATCCAAAATATTTAACGTGGTTATTTAAATTTCCAAGCCCAGCATAAGTATGAACTAGTATTCCTACTCCAGTCTCTTCGTCTAGCTCCATCACCGCCATAGCAAAATAGTCTGCATTTGGGCTATCGCTCATGTTTGGGTCAATTCCAATAATATATTTTTTATTAGTAGATCCTTTAATCAGCGTATGAGGAAGCTCATCTTTCAAAGTACACTCTTCCATTTTCTTAGCGCTAAAATAACTATCAGATCCATCAGTAAATTGAGCGCAATACTCTCTAAGAAATGCGGAGTGAGAAGTTCCACCACTTTGAGCTTCTTCAATAATTGTTTTATCTATCATCTCTTGCGGCAAAGCCTCATAGCCTAACTGAGAAACGAAATAAGTAGAGTCTTCTTTCTCTGGCGATGTTATTTTATTGATCCACTCTTGATAGGTCTTGTAAAGGTTTTCGAAAGTATAACTCGCAGAAGAAAGAGCTATCATTTTAGAGTTATTTATAAAGACCATTCTATCTTCTTCTTTCATCTTGCCTTCTGCAATGAGCAAGTCTTCCATTTCACGAATATTAATACGCCTTGTCATGTCTTGCGGGGCGACAAGGAATGGCATCAATACATTTTTGATAATTTCCTCTGGAAGAAGTAAGAACTCGTCAAGTACAAGAATGTTTGCGCGGAAACCACGAATCTTTTCGCCGCTTAGAGGAATAGCTCTAATAGATCCGCCATTAATGTCCCATTCGTAAAGATCGTTTCTCTTGCTCTTAGCTCCAAAAGCTTGCAGCAGTAAATCTGCGCCTTTGCTTTCAGACATTTTTTCTATGTTATTAAATATCGCTCTAGCTGTACGAAACGTAGGGCCAGCTATTAGGATCTTCGTGTTCGGCTCAAATATGCATTGTAGGACACAATACACGCTAGCAATGAAAGACTTAGAGCAACCACGACCCCAAACGCACATATTAAAATTTCTATTAAACATTCCTTTCAAAGTAATTTCCTGATAAGGCGCTAGTTTAATACCTGTTAGTAAATAAGTAGTAAAATATAAATTTTGGCGTAGAAATTTGCAAAGAGTTATCTTGGCTTCCTTGTCTTCTAACTCTCCTTGAAGCTTTTTAAAAATCTCATTGTAGTTTTCTGTTTTCTTTTTATACTTTGTTGTTTCGTGCCACATATTATAGTAGTTTCAAGTCGTACATTAATTGTAAGTCGTATTTTTTGTATTGACTTTTACTAAAAAATACTTTTTTCATTATTCTAACGCATTCTTCTCTACCGTCTACAAATAAGAATTGTACATTATTATATTTTTGAATTAGCTCTCTCACATTGAAGAAAACAAACTCTGGAGTGACTTTTATTTTCTTAGAGACGTAATTAAGATACTGAAAGCTCAAGCACTCTTGAAGCGGGCGCTCTACCAATACTATTAGATTTGCTTCTGCTGCTATTGATCTTTCTATTTCACGGCAGAATCTATCGTATCCACCACTCATTGTGCCAATGAAATCAGAGATAGACTTTCTTTCTATATAACATTTGTTTTCTGGGTCATTAATAGCGTAGTCTCCGAATTTTAGGCCTTTAATTTCGGTAGGGTAATCTATAACTAGAGGCATCTGCTCTCTAGTATCAATATAAATACTAAAACCGTCTTTAATTTTATATTTTAGCTCTTCTTTTGGGTATTGATATTTATTTTTAAAGCCCATCTCGTCGCACAACCTATAATAATCAGAGAAAAGACTGTGATAATAAGGAACAGGAGGACTAGTAATAGAGCGAAGCTCAACTTCAGTAGGCGCATAAACTAGTTTGTGCTTTTCTTTTCTTTGCGAGAGAAATTTTTTTAAATAATCTTTCTGGGCGTCTATAGTTTGCTCTTTCAACCACTTTTTCATTGAGACTTTGTTATTGAAGTCATTAGAGAAGTAATAATCTTTGTTTTTGAAGTTTATTAATTCTCCAGTAAGCAAATCATACCTCGGCTCATGAGTTTGGTAGTATTCTACCATTCTCAATTTGTGAGATTTGAGATGTCCATGAAAAAGTTTATCTGTTTCGAATTCTAAATTGCAAATTTTACATTTAACCATCTAATACTTCCTCCTCTGTCAAACCAAAAATTCTAGCTTTAACATCATCCATAGATGATAAGCGGCCAATCTCAGTTTTTAAAACTTCTCTTCTCATGTCTGCCATTTTTATCATTTCTTTTCTAGTGTCTTCGTCTTTCCACATTTGCACTAGATTAAGAATAGAGGCGTTATCTTTTACTTGACTAGAAAGCCTTTCACTTCTCTTGACTTTTAGATCGTTGAGCAGTTTTTGTTGGCGAGTAACGCACTGATTGTATTCTGTGCGAGCAGAAGTCACTGCCTCCACTAGAGGCATTGGGATTTTTGACCCTGACGAAATTTCTTGATCTATCTGATCTTGTAAAGTAGCTATTGTTTCTTGAATATTAGAAGAGATTACGACTTCAGTAGCCAAGACTATGTATTGGTCTACCTCTTCTTGAGTTAAATCTGATTTATCGTAAGTGTATCTGACAAAGCTGCTCTCAAATAAATCCCTGTCGACAGTATTTGTATAAGTTGCTATTTGGTGTAAAAATCTATAAGTATGAAGATAAGAAATTAAAGAATTTAAATCTTTTTTTTGCTTAGCTGTAATTTTATCTTTATCTATTCCATTTAAAACATATCTGTTAACTCTAACTATAGATCTCTCTTGGTTTTTGGGCGGCTTGTAGTCTTCTTGACTTTCTTCTTCAGAGGCAAGACCGGCTGAAGTTTGCACTTGCTTGGGCAAGCTATCTAAATACTCCTGAATAGAGCGAGCTTCTATAGATAAATTCGTTAAGCCATAATTATCGAAAAGATCTCTGGCTAATTCTGTGGCAGTCATCATTGCCGCATTGTTAACAATATAATCTTTCTGCTCGTCAGATAAAACTACTCTGTCTTTTGGAGTGTATTCGCTTTTAGTTTTAACTTTTAAATCTCTAGAGGCTAAAAACTTTTTTACGCATTTCCCATAGACGCTTCTTCCATCTATATTTGGGATTTCAGAGAAAACAATCTGAGTCAACTCTTGCAAACTGGGAGGATTTTCTTTTCTATCATTCCAAGTACGAATAATGATGTCTTTTTGTTCTTGGGTTAATTCTATTTCTGTCATAGGTCTATTTCTCCGTTAGCCAAACATTGCTTGGCTTTTTTTATTATTGACTTTTGGATATTTTTGAGTTGCTTGTTGTAAGCGCTCTTAGCTTTTTTATCGTATTTAAATTTTAAAATCTTACATACTTGCTCTTCTGTTTTATAGTCAATATATAATAGCTCATATACCTTCCATTCTACTGGTTTTAAAATTTGCTTCATCTTTTGGTGCAAATTTTGAGTTGCTTTTTGTATATCTAAATTAACGCAAAGTTGATTATTGATTTCGTAAGAGTGATCTTCTATAGACACTGCCATTTTTAAATCGTAAGCATTTTTTTTAGTCTTTGACCAATTATTAAACATTGGACAAGCTTGCTCTTGCTTGCCGTATATGCGGCATTCGTTTTCTCCTAGAGCTGCGGCACATTTTAAACAAGGTCTGGCATAATTTCCATAGTTGTTTCTTATTAGATTCTTTATTTGATTAGATATGATTCTATTAACCCAAGGCAGCATGGGTTTGTTCTCGTCGTAAAGCTCCCATTTTTTATAAATATGGAATCTTATGATTTGAGACACATCTTCGAAATCAATCCAGTTAAGCGTTGACAAGGTCCACTTGTTTTTGCGCTTTAAGATTTCAGTATTAATTAAATTGATGCAAGATTCAAATTTTATTTTATTCTTCTTCATTCATGGATTGGCGAGATGGGTAAAAACCCGCTTCTCGCTTAAAAGACTCCAAAGATTCTTGCTTATTGAAGCTTTGAGCTTTGAAGTCTGGACTGCTATTGCTTTCTCCATTATAAGTCCCCATCAAATTTTGCATTTTTGATCCTTTGTTGGGCTTTACATCAATTTCAAAGTCTAATTTTGAAATGTCGGGCACTCTTTCTACAGAGATTTCCTCTTCTTCGTCTATTTGTGTAACTCTAGGTGTATTTTTTATGATTTTTGGAGCTGCACTAGCTACAATAGAAAAGCTAAAGCCACAACCAGAACAAAATTTTGGCTTATTGAAAGAATATTCTGTGCCAGAGCCGCACTTTTGACAATAGATTTTCATATTAAAGATTATACACCATATGCCTAAAAAAAACACTAAAAGTTTTAAATTTAAGACAGACAAGGGTGTAGAGTATTCTGTTAGTAAAATCAAAATACCCGCTAGAGACAAGGCAGAGGGTCTTTGCGACTCTCCAGAGAATGAATGTCCTCAAATATTTATAGAGGCATCTCTCTTGCCTCGAAGAGAAATGTCTGTTACTATTGAGGAGTTCGCTCATGCGTTTTTTTGGGATAAATCAGAGAAGAATGTTCGTAAATTTTCTGCTGTGTTAACAAAATATTTATACGCGAACGGTTGGAGAAAGAACCTTTAGTTTTTTAACTATGAATTTTACTAAATCGCTTCTCTTAATGTCCTCTTCAGTGAAGTGGAACGAGTAAAGGCCTCTTTCTCTGCTCTCTTCGTCTGAGAACATAGCTTGAAGCTTCTCGAAACCGCCAGACTTGCCATAAGCCAAATCTGATTGATCAGGATCTGCTAATATAAAGCACTTACTGAACTCTCCTACTCTTGTCATTAGGGTAACTATTTCTTTTTGAGTGCAGTTCTGAGCTTCATCTAAAATAATGGCTTTACAGTTCCAGCTCATGCCCCGCACGAATGACAATGGATGGCTTTGAAGCCTGCCTTGATTATTAAGAGCTTCAATAGATGGCTTAGATAAGAGTTCGTCTAGCTTGTCAGCAAAGGGTAAGTTGTAGTACTTTAATTTCTCGTCTGCGTCTCCGGGCAGGAAGCCGATTTTGCTATCGCTGCTCTCTACTGGAGATCTGATATACATAATATCACTAACCTTCTTTTCCTTAATTAGGTGAAGAGCACAATAGATGCTTAGCAAAGTCTTAGACGACCCGGCGGGGCCGCTAATGAAAATCATCTTTACGTCCTTACTCAGGGCTATATTTATGAATTCTTTTTGTTTGTCTGTCCAATTGAGATCTCTAATCTTTATTTCTTCTTTGAATTTATCTCTTTGAAGAATCTTTGGGGACTTATCTTGTTTTGACATTAAAGCTATTATATAAGAAAAACAAAAAACCCCTAAGTTTTTCAACCTAGGGGCGA